TGCTTAACAACTTCTGCCTTAAAATAGTCTTCCATGAGATCCGGGGAAATAATATCACTCTGTTCAGTTTCTTTCCACGGACGTTCTTCATGCGTTTGCTTCATAAGTTCAATAGCAGACTTGTCACCAAACGTTAACCAAACTGCCTTTAGCACAATTCCCAAATCAGAGCTAGGTTCAATACTTTCATAGTCATGTTGTGCGGTTTTATCATCGGAAATGTTCCCAACAATACCGGTTTGACCACTATACTTATCATGTACTTCGCGAACAACTGGTCCATAACGCCATGCCAAAATGTCGTTTGGAAAAGCCTTTTCGCTACGCAAAGCAAGGTAAGTGCCTTGCACATAGTACAGCAGCTTCATAACTTTCATTTGAGTTAGTTCTTCTGCATCATACGTACGCATCTCCGCGTTACTAGTTACTCGAAACCAATTGACAATCTTAAATACATCAGTCAATTTCATGCCCCCCTTACGAACTTATTAACAGGCGAATATACATTCGCTGCTAAAACCAGTATATCCAAACCTATCACTATTTGTAAACAACTTGCTTAGCTTCTTCATCAAAAAATCCACCCACCCCGTGATGAGATGAGTGGCTTTTTTTGGGTTGTACCAATTTTGTAGGATTGATTTAATCCTAGCACTACTTACTTTTTAGTTCACGTACATCGTCTTCAACATTGTCTAAGCGTTCGTTGATAACTTTATGCTCGCTTCTGCTAGTAATTAAATCTTGACGCAGCGTATTTTGCGAATCAAACAGCCGCTCAATTCGCTGGCTGCTATCCTTCATACTTTGAGCAATGTCTTGCAGCCGATCCGTGAAAGGCTTCATGACAACCATCAGAGCCGCATAGATACCAGCGACTACAGCCAAAGCCAAGGTGATTAATTCGATCCAACGGTCAAAGGTCATTACTTACCACCCGACTTTCTGACCAGCTTCACGTAGCCCTTATTAGCTGAGATGTACCCAACGTCCGTCTTAATCCGGTAAACTTTGCCGTACTTAACAGCCTTACCGTAAATGGTACTGCCCTTTGAGAAGTGAATACGGCGCTTATTAGCCTTGTCTAGGGCTGGCTTACCATACACGTTAACCTCACTGGTAATCACCTCATACAAGCCATTATCAGCCCAGTACGAGGCTTTCTTATGGGTTGCCTTGGTGGTCTTACCTGAAAGCTTACCATCGAAATCATAACTGCAGTCTACCCCATGACCATTCCAGTTGTCGGTGTTTTGCCAAGCGTTGGCATTAGCTACCCCCGGTTGACTGACACCATAAGCCGCCACCCAGATTGCCTTATCTACCAGTTGGGAACGATTAATCCGACCAGCATTGAACCAGCTACCTGAGCCGTACGTAATCACATTCTTGTACCCATGACTAATCAGGTACCGAAGGAATACGTTAACTTGGCCGGTCGTGGAATATGGTAAGTCTGGTGCTTCTACATCAATTGCAAGTACCGTGGACTTATCTAATCCCATCTTCTTCACCCAAGCCAGAAAGTATTGAGCTTCAGCCGTTCCTCGTCCATGGAAAAAGTGATAAACACCAATGGTATTGAATACTTTGAAACCATTGGCAATCTGGCTGCCAGCCTTGGGACTGAGATAACCCGTACCTTCGGTTAGCTTGACCATAATACCATCAGCACCCAACTTTTTGAGTTGCTTCATGTAAGTCAAAGAGTCGGATTGGTAAGAAGATAGGTCAACAATTTTCTTAGTCATTGCTGTCAGTCCCTTCTGATGGGGTAATGACCTCCGTTGGTGCCGGGGTAACTACTGGGGCATGATTATCCCCACCGGCCACCTTGTAGGCTTGGTAAGCCTTCTCAACCAATCCGGAAATTGTAGTTGCTTCCAATGAAAATCCATTAGCTTTTAATTGTGCGTTAACAAATCGAATCGCTTCTTTTTTTCGATCTGATTTACTCAGGGCCGCCAAGACTGCCAATTCTGGTACAATCACGTTAGCAAATTTCAGTCCTAGCTCCAGTGCTTGTTGGGCCTGAACGTTTTTCTCAGTCGCAATCTTTTTTTGCAACAGCGGGCTTACATATTTATAGACTACTGGAATGACAGCAATTAAAAAGGCCACCAAACTGGTAGCCTTAACTGAATTGAAAAAATCTAAAATGTGGTTAAACACAATACTTCCTCCTTTAATTTTAGACAAAATAAAAAGCCTTCGATTGGCTTTCAAATTACGCTAACGACAAACCGTATTTTTTTTGAATATTTTCTTTGAAAATAGGAGTCGATTTTTTATAATCTTCTTTTGATAGTCTATAAGTTTGAGATAGTAGTCTATCACCGGCATTTTTTTCCATCAAATCACCAGCTTGAGACATTTTAATTAATGTGGCGTATACGAGTGTAAATGATAGCATACCACGACTTCTTAAAAATTTTATCGAATTCCTTCGAGTGTACAGTTTTCCACTATTAAGATCTCTTTCCATTTGCTTAATTTTATAACGCACACTTTTAACACTTTCGTGATTTTTGCCCGCAATACGAGCCAATGTTCGAGGCTCTAATAGTTTTTTTACCGTTAAGTTAAGGAATTGAAACATTTCCTTCTGATCTGCATCAATTTCTTGCTTAACAAAAAAATAATAGGTAATTGGGATTAAAAAAATAATTTTTAACGTATCTTTAAAACTATTGGCATTTAACCATGTTCCAAAAATTACACCGGCAAAGATAACAAGTAATGCGATTAAAATCATAGTAACCATATCAGTCACCCCCAAATAAAAGTTCTCATGCCGATGGTCCTCACAATAACCATAAATAATGTATAAAACGTCTCAATTCTGATCAAAACGTAAAATAACTTGTAGCTTTTAAACGTATATATACAAAGTAACAATGTAATAATCACAGAAAAAGTAAGAATAAATAGAATCCAAATAGTAATCTTAAAAATATTTCCTTTAGAAAAATGGAAATGTTTCTCTTTTTCCCAATAATTTGCAAGTAACGAATAATCTTCAATGTAGAAAATTAAAACTGGCGCAACGTAGACAATCGTCGTAAATATCAACAAAACACTGTTACTATCGTATAGAGTTTGAAATACAGTTAATAACGCCACAAATATATAGAAAAAATCATTAACATTTGATAAGTCATTCTTCATTTTTCTTAATTCGGATTCACTAAATAATACTTTCTTGTGTTTTTTTTCTTTCCCCATATCACCCAACGCTTTATCTTAGGATATTTCAACTAAATGTCTTTGCATTTATTATATCATTTTTTGAGTATTAAGTTTCTTACAAGGGTAAATTAAAAGCACTGACTAACTGGCTATTAATCGCTAGTTAGTGGTGCTTGTGGTCGTTGCTTGAGTTGAATGAAACCGTCTGTGTCATAAGTGATGTAGATAAACATTTAATCGTCATTTCTTTTTATACTAATTCAGTATATTTAATGGTAGACCCATACAAAATAGATAATTTAACTCCACTGGATGTTCTTATCATTGGAGCATCGGTATAGGGACTTTTTAACATTAATTTAGTCCCAGAATAGCCAAAGTTTATTTTGTAGTCATTGTATGAGTTTTGCCCATGATAGTAAAAATTAACACCAGTACTATTCATGGCTTTTATATCAACGCCTGATATTCCTTTTACAATGGCACTTAAATCAGCCAATAATAATTCATTAGCATCTGAAGAATCTACTGATTTAAATTCTCCATTTAAAACAATATAAAGTAAATTATTTGCGACATCTATTTTATATAACATATGAATACCTTTAACGGCGGGTACATCTGGTAAAGCCGTTAAACGCCAAGCACTTGCTTCAACGCTTTTTAAGTCAGCCGCGGTTGCGACATCGACACCTCCTGATTTTAATCCCGCAGTAAAGTTCGTTTGCTGAGATGTTCGTGCAACATCGCTTGGGACACCGTCTTTAGTGATGTATGGCTTACCTGTTGTTTTATCAGTTGGCGCAATGTCAAAGGTGTTCTTACCAGTAAACTCTTGATCTGAACCCGTTCGTGCTAGGTCACTTGGTAAGCTACTTGCGAGAAGTAACGGATTATTGTTAACGGTTGGAACGGTATCAAAGTTGTTAGCACCAGATAGGTGGGCAACTTTGGAATCGTCAGCCTTGTTTGCAGTAGCGGTGCTAACATCTGATTTAGAAGCCATTGTGTTTGAGTTAGGTACGTGCCAACCAGACCATGCTGGAGGGCCACCTTGATAGATATTAAGCATCTTATTATTAAATGCATCAAGAACTTCAACAATTATATTACCTGTGCTAACGTCAAGTCCTGAAAACTTCTTAACCACCACACGCGCATAATTGTTAACACTTGTTGGATAATTCTTAGGGGATACACCCCATGCACAATAGATTCCAGCATCTAACGCTAATACGTCATCATCGGCAGTTAGTGTACGCTTAAACATTACACTTGGGTCAATTGCTGAATTATGAACAACTTTACTATCATCAGCAGGTGTGTAACCAATTTTATCTTGTTTGGCATTAACCTCTTCAATTCCTGCTACATCACTAGCTGGTTTACGCATATCTGTACTGTGAACAACTTTACTGTCATCAGCCTTAGTAGCTAACTGGCGATTAGTGGCATAGTTGCTTAGGTCAGGTTTGGGAATCGCAGCGATTGCTTCTGTTAAGTCTTCCTGAGAGACATACACATCATTCGAGTTCGTCATGGTAATATTGCTAGTCTCTTGAATGACAGTTTTGTAGCTGTAAGTCACTGCTTGCGGGGTGACACCATCATAAGCAGGAAAATAGTTGGAGTTGGGTGACACGGTCACACCATATAAAATTTCGCTGCCGGTATCGTCTTTGGCGAAGACCCCGTAGGTTTTGACGTATACGCCGTCGGCTAATTTTTCATTAGTCCCGGTAGCTCGAATACGAGTCTCTCCAGAATTGGTGTCCAGTGTCGTTTCTGGTGAACTAACCACCACATCTTGTGGGGCAATTGCGGTTAAAGCCTTGACTTGCATATCGGATAATTGGGAATTATCCATCGATGAAAAGACAATTTTGCTGAAACTTATTTTTGCTTGACCGGAATTCACCTTATCAATTAAAGCTTTACCAGCGGTGGTTAAGATACCAACGTTTGGTGTTGCCATTATATCGTCTCCTTTACGGTTATCTGTGAATATGCTTGGGCATGTACAGCCACATATAATGGCTTATTGGCCGTTACGGCGTACTGTAAGTCTTTCAACAAATATTCTGGTGGTAGCATTGATTGAATCGCGTTTGTTAAAATCTTCCGCTTTATCTCAGCCTTATCGCCAGAGTTGAAGTCAAACGGTATATTGTTCACTTCGATCTCTTCTGGATTATCTGTGCCATCAATATCAAACACACTAGGATCAATGCTTAAGACCGTTGCAATGAGCTTTTTGATGTCATTGGTTGTCACACCACTATGATTTTTAAGCAACTGTAACCGTACCTGAAAGCGCAAAAAATCATCATCGTCATCAAGCCGTGTGACACCGTAATCCGCCGCAATTTCAGTTAAAACTTGACCAGCAGCTTTTGACAGTCGCAATTGGTCCGAAATGTTGAGCAAGTCATTCTTATGTGCCAAAAAAATATCGCTGATAATATTGAGAATCCGTTGGTTGTTGGAATCATCTTCTTGATTAAGCTTGCCAGGCAGCATGGCCGTTATCCAATCACGTAGCGAATCGTTTGATAAATCTGCTTCAGTTTGGTACATCTAGTCACCTCACTTGATTATATTGACCGTTATATTAGTTGAACTGGTTACTGCTAGCTGAAAATCACTGACGCTCACATCAGCCTCCGTTAATTTATCTAAACTGGTCCCCAGTGCTAGTGCCACATCAGTGACACCAACCGGCGAATACGCGGGAGCAAATAGTTTAGAATAAAGTACCTTATCGCCCATGCCCAATGTGTCAAAGTAATTAACGATGTTTGTTTTAATACTGGCCGGTCCATTGTCCGTATCAAACTTTGTATCATCAATATGAATATCGACTTTAATGAAGACAGGGACCGTTTCTGCTCGATCAAAAGCCACAATGTGTTGACGGCCACCAATATCCGTTGCAGTTCCCATCACTGAGCCAATCGTGTTGGATTGCGGTGGTAAGTAATCAAAGTAAGTTTGGATAATATCAGTATCAGCACCGCCAATGACATACAAATGTACTGACTTGGCCGGATTGCCGTAACTATCTTTGCTCATTGTGTTGTTGTTAATCAGTCGGACGTCGGTAACCCCAGATAGATTTTTAATGGCCGTTTGAATGCCATTTGGCGTTGAATTGGGTGTATTTAAACGGTTAGCTAGTACGCGCTGACGTAACTCGTCATCCGTTTCTGAATCACCACCACCGGTTGCTGCGGAAGGATTTGTCACCGCATAAAAACCGTCAATTGAGTCTTCCGGATTAATGATCGTATTGGGCATGACATTCGAAGCTGTGCCCGTCTCGATGGCTACCGCTTGAACGATCTGCCGGCCTAATGCATTACCGTCGTCATCTTTCAATGGTTGCTTAATACCCCCACTATCAACATAAGTAGCTTGTTTTGTAATCTTCGTGTCAGCCATGGTCGAAAATACCTGTCCATCTGGTGTGGAAAATTGCGTTTCTTCAGGAATGATTGTTGGTGAATCTGGGTCTACGTACCCGTCAATTTGCAATTCTACATAAGCATTCACTGCAGGCTTACGATAGACATCAAGTTCTGCCGCCAAGTCGTCTAAGTTAGCACCGGAACTTTTCAGCACAAAGAATGAGTTATAAACGCCTTGGGCCAGTTTTTCCAATGTATCGTCTACCTCAGATAACACGCCTGCCAGCATGCCGGGTGTCTGACTGTCATCTAAGTCAATGCCATCACCAAACCGCTTAATGAATAGTGCATTAATATCATCACGTAAGTCGTCTAATTCTTTTCGGTCAAATCCTGTATCAGTCGTTAGTGGCATCAACGTCGCCTCCTTCGTCTACTCCGACTGTTGCCGCAATTGTAGTGCCGTCATTAAGGGTTACTGTCGCTGATAAGTTAGTGATTCGCTGTTCAGCATTCACCTCAAAATCAGTGATCTCAACCGCATCAAACTCTTCGGGCCATTGTTCTTGTAAGTAATCAGCGAGAATTGACTGGATAACCCCTTGATCGTCTGCATTGGCTAGCAGATCATTATGATCAATCCCAATATCCTCGTTCCACAGAAGTTCTGCCGTGTTGATATTGAGCAATAAGCTTAACTTTTGTGCCAATTCGTCGTCATCTTCAACCAAATTAAAAACACCAGTGTTGGCATCAAAATCCAAGTCACCGGTGTCATCTAATCCAAAAGCAATCATGGTAAAATCACCGCCTGTACAATTGTGTCTTGTAGGCTGTGAACCCGTTTGGTTTCAATTGCGTAGTTGCTCTTACCCGTCCAGTTATCCATTTCACGGTCACAAAAGTCAACGCTCACAACTGAACCGACTTTCATTGGCTTCCAACTTTTGCTTAGTTTCCCAAGAACTTCATCAAGCTGCCAAATTGACGATGGCACCACACACTCAACTAGAGGCGCACGCTTGTCTCCGTCAGACTGTAGCGGCAACGGTTGAACACTACAACGATGATCAGTTTTTCTGTATGAAATGACCCGGCCAATCATGTTGCAGTTAATCTGAGATGAAATCAACGGGATTAATTCTTTTTCCAGAAAATCAGACATCTTGTGCTTGGGATCAACTACTTTCTTTTTCACTTTAGGCATAAACAACCACCTCCATTTTGTAACTATCTCGATCGTGCGTATGGGTAACACTCTTCACTCGTTTCAATCCAGTAATCTCCGTCAATTTTACATAGACAGCTGAGCCGGCTAGTATTCGTGGATCATCGAAACACTCTAGCGTCCAGGTTGCTGAACCATCGTCAGTACTGTTATAGGTTGGCTCTTGCGTTAGCCCATTAGTCATCGCTAGATATAAATGCTCATTGTATGGGTTAGGCTTCTGCCAATCATCAATATAAATTGCACCTCGTCGATAGTAGACCTTGCTCCCACAATCCTTAGCAATTGATTTAATAGCGGCCAATGGCTTAGATGAAAGCGAGTAGCCTTTCTTGTAAACTTTGTTCTTTTTTAAATGCACTGCGGCAATGTCAATTTTAGCGTCGCGTTTAATCCTAGCGATAATTTGACTAGCTTTAACATTCTTTTTAAAGGCAATGTTTACCTTTTTAACTTGCTTAGTTTGATAAGAAATTGTCTTGCCGTCGCTCGTCTTAACCTTATGTGTAACCATTTTTGAACCATTAAATTTGCTGTACAGTCGTTTTTCTTTGCCGTAGTCCTTACCTTCAGTGAACGTAATCTGTGTTTCCTTATCCATACCGTCTCTCGTCTCCGGTGAGACTTGTGAAATGGTTCCCTCGGTAAGTAGACCATAGAGCCCTGTTGGCCCCGTATGCAGCGTTATATGGTCGCCTTTATGAATCTTATTGAGGTGTGTTTTGGCCAAATTAAAAACGGTGACTGTACACGTTGCCGGACTGCCACCGTCATCAGACGGTACTTCATAATTGATCGGAACACTGTTTTTTTCAGATAAAGTGAGTTTGGCCCCGTTGTGAGTAATCACGATAGTTGTCGTATATCCCCAATAGTAACCGTCACTTTTAACTTTTACTGACATTACAATCACACCTCACCATCAGGAATATCATCAATGCATAAATTAACGGTATCACCCAGATTGCCTGGATCGATTTCAATTTCATTTCCGGACTCGTCCAGAGGAATAATCGTTTCTGCCGGCAAGCCATCAATGCTAATATTCCGCCAAAGTGGTTGGTTAAGCACCAGCACTTCGCCTTGACGAATAGCAACACCATCAAGCGTGGAAACGTCTATCGTAAAGGTACGATCAATTTCATTCCATTGAAATCCAAAGATATAACTTCCGGAATCTAAATCTACTTGACGATTATATGGCATATCATCTGGTTCGATTGGTATCGTGTCATGAACAGTCATCATTGATACCTCACTTTCACACCAACCGGCAACTTAGTAGCTGGCCACTTGTTCATCTTTTCCAGGCTAGAAACTGATACATTATGGCTTTGGGCAATCGACCAATAGGTCATACCAGACTTTACCGTTACTGTTTTATGCGCTGTTTTCTTGGTACCGCTCTTTGCTCCCGTCGAAGACTTCGACTTCTTTTTAGTCTTTTTCTTGGCATAAGCAATTTTGTCTTTTTGGGCATACGTGAAGGTAATTGATAGCTGCATGCTATTTTTATTGCCTGCTGTATAAGCCGTCTTACCAACCGATGATAAGTAAGCATGATTCCACTTAGAGAAGCCTCGTACAGTGACCTCAACGCCCTTACGTGCCCAACCTTGTAAGATTTCATACTGCTTATCACAATCAGAAAAAGACTTACCAAATAAATAGTAAGTCCCCGATAACTGTTTAGAATTTCGTACGCTATAGTTAGTTCGTGGATCAGACTTGTCAACTTCATTAGTTGGCACATCTTGATCATTAGTTTCTGACGGATCAAATTCCCCTAGCATAAATACTCGGCTAGTCTTTAAATCAGCACGATAGATAGCCGTTTGACCACCATACTTTTTCTTGACCACTTTAATCTTAGATCGAATACTCTTGCCATTAGCCTTTTGAAGTTTTTTCCGTGCAGCTAACTTGCGTGCAGTATTTGTAGAAGAATATTGACCATAAATTTTTTTGTCTTTAGACTTCTTAGTCTTTAGACTGCTAATCTTGCTTTTTTCCGTTTTAATGTTCGCTTGTGCTTTGGTTTTTGCTGACATTTGTTTCTGGTAACCAGCTGAGGAGGCAATCTTCTTCATATCACTTACTAATGATTTTTTATCTTTTTTCAGTGACGTAATTTTGGAAGTAATTGTTTTCTTCTTGGACGAACTCTTTGTCTTAGCAAGCAACTTCTCTTGCGTTTCGATTTGAGTTTCAAGAGCGTCGTAAGCTGAACTCTTAGCTTTATAGCCATTGGCTTTGTTTAGATAGTCATTAGCTGTGTCAATTTTCTTTTGGGCGGCAGTAATCGCCTTATCGGCATTGGAAATCTTGGCTGCATCAGCAGAAACGGTTTTCTTCCATTTCTGGGCTTCGTTGGCAATCTTCTTGTTACTCTTACCCTTTAAATTAAGCTTCTTCGTTTTACTAGCCATCAGACAGTAAGCCCTCCTTCATCATTTAGTCCCCAAAGTTCGCGGAGCTTTTCAACTAAATCATCATTACGTTTTTCTAACCGACTATCTAACTCGTCAATTGCTGACTTGTCAGCGTTACCTTGAATAACCACCTTAGTGGGTGCACTAATTGAGACTTTACCTTTGCCGCTACCATTAATCAATCTCTCTGAAGCTTCGTGTGGAATCACTGTTCCCGAAGTGTTGGGCTGGAAAAGTTCCCAACCTTTTTCCCCAACAACTGAAAGTTGGCCCTTTGGTATTTTTCCGCCCTTAGCATAACCATGTCCATTTCCCAAAAAGCTTAGGCCGCTTCCATATCGGTGCTTGGCGTAGTTAAGTCCAGCAAGGATATTGTCATATCCATTCCAAATGTTGCCATGTCCGGATAATTTATTGGCAGCAAAAGTTCCCGGTTTTACTTGCATAAGTCCTTCTGCATGACCATCACTCAATCCATCTGTACCACCCATAGCCTTTGGATTACCACTAGATTCCGTATTGATCTGACGTAGAATTCTATCGACCATTGATCCGGAAGTAGACAGATTCAAAGCATTCAAGGCCTTTTTGACATAAGATCTCCAACGCTGAACACCGGCGCCACCGGGATTGCCCATCGAACCACCACCATCATCCATAAGCGGTGATAGATGCTTCTTAATCCACCCCATCATTCCACCAGTTTCCTGTTGAATGAGCTTATACATAGCTCCACCAGTGTGAGAGTGGCTTAGTTTTGATGACCCATTATCCTTACCATGCATCTTAGTAACGTCATACCACCCACTAGTATTAGATCCACCATGGTCCCAAAGGGAACCATGAGACACCCCAATATGAACGTGTGATCCGCTACCAGCCCCATTCAAGCGACCTAAAGTAGCAATCTTCTGTCCAGTCTTGATGATGTCTCCCGTACTAGTTTTAATATTGTTCATTCCGCCAAATTCTTGATAAATTTCTTGGTACCCATCATCACTAGCAACTGTGATAACATCTCCAAGCTGACTATAAGGCCATCCGTGTAATGGCCGACCGGTATGTGTAACTTTACCACCATGAACTGCTAAAATAGGAGATCCCAACGGCCCAGAAAAATCCACGCCGTCATGTGATCCAAAGCTACGAGATGCTCCAAATCCATTGGTCTTAGTCAATCCTGGATCATGACGCCAACTGCCACCAGTTCCACTACTATCTAGCACTCCAGATGCCATTGACCAAAGTGAGGACCACCAAGTCGAGGCTTGTTTTTTCATGGAATTATAAAATCCACCGGCAAAGTCACTAAGAATAGCGCCTTGTCCTGATGGCTTCTTGCCCATAAGACTATTTAAATACTTGCCGGGTCCGGCGATAATCTTTTGAATCGTGCTCAGCAAGTGTGTCGCACCATGCCAAGCTTTCGACGCAAAGTTACCAATTCCTGAAATGCCCGATTCGACACCACCGACTGCATCAGCAGCCACCTTTTTAGTCCCTTTCCATAGATTACTAAAGAAGCCAGTACCCGAAGCAAAGTGTTGCATGCTCATAGCCATTTTAGCTTCCGTGGCATTCAACACTTCAGCGCCCGGCTCTAACATGCGCATAACATTGGTTCCCTTAATCAGTTCACCCATACCATTAGGGTGAATTAGCATTTCTCGATTACCGGTTTCTGGCGAATCATGGCCATCATTCAGCATCGCCATGGTTGGCTTAGTAATCGCTCTACGCTGACCAGATAAAGCACCGGTCCCTGTTGCTAAGTGAACTGGATTAATTTTTCCAATTGCTTTGCTAGATCCACCAAATGCGTGAATGACTGAATCAATACCGCTGATTCCTGAGTTAAGAACTTTGATGACATTGTTGATACCATCTTGAACGTGTTTAACGATACCTTTCCAGAGATCGCCAAACCAATCAGATATACCATTCCAAAATGATTTCCAGCCCTTGCCAATATCTTTCCAAGTATTTCTAAATGCCTTAGTCATTTTTTCTAATTTTCCACCAGTCAGATCATTGATAAAGTCAAAGTCAGCCTTAAAGACGTCTTTGGCTAAGGACCAAAATGATTTGATCAGCTTAACGCCGTCTTTCTTAAAGCCTTTCCAATCACCAGTTAGAACATCAATCCCAACATTAACGACGTGTTCAATTGTCCTAAATCCATTTTTAAAGATACCTTTGGCGTCTCCCCACAAATTTTTAAACGACTTAGCCATCTTTCTAGTTGATGCCATAATGCCATTAACAAACTTGCGGAATTTTTTATCATGCTGGTATAGCTTAACTAAGATTGCAATTGCCGCGGCAATACCTGCAATCCACAAAGCCCAGGGAAGCAATTTAATGGCTGATCCCATTAATCTCGTTGATGATGTGAACTCTAAAATGTGCTTTCTTAGTCCCAGAATCCCAGTACCCATGCCTAAAAGCTTCTTGGCGGCAAACATACCCGCAAGAACCATACCTACAGACCGAATAGCACTCTTGTGTTTAGAAATAGCATTTAACGCGTCCCCAAATCCACGCAAACCTTTAGAAGCTTTGCCGCTTTGGCCACCAATAGTTTTGATGATCGACGCAATAGGCTTCCAAGCTCCAATAGCTAAATTTTTACCAATGGTAAATACAGAACTAGCGATCTCAGACAAAGCCTTCCGGTTTTTAACCAAGAATTTGATGGCCTCACCAATATAATTGCCCATCTTAGCGCCCAAAGCTTCTGCAATGCCTTGCAATTGCTTTTTAACGTCGCCTAGGCCACCTTTCTTGCTATCAACCGATTCTAAGGCCTTAGCCATACCCTCAACGAGGGGACCAGCGAACTTTGCTTTTAAGTTTTGCCAAGTCCCTTCAATCCCGGCTAGTTGCCCCTTAGTCGTCTTGCTAAAATTGGCCCATTCCTTACTGCTCATCTTAGCGGCAGTTGTCATGTACTGCTGTAGCTTAGCACCAGTCAGTTTGCCATTCTTCAGCTGATCGTTAAAGGCCTTGGTTGTCATGCCACTAGCTGAAATGATTGCTTTTTGGAATGCTGGTAGCTGTCCAATTGAACGCTGGAAAAATCCAGCCGAAACTTTCTTAGATCCAGCTAATTTAGCAACACCCATAGAGATTTGCTGAATCTGCTGACTGGACTTGTTTGCAGCTGCACCGAACGCTGCAATTTCATTCGTAAACTTCTTTGCCTGTGACACACTGTTCGTCACTGCATAAAACTTCTTTTGCATCGCATCAATTGCTGAGCCAGCCATATTTGACTTACTACGAATCTCACCAATCTGATCGGTCATGCCCTTGGCTTGTGCTTTGCTTAGCCCAATATCTTTCCACTGGTTTCGAATTTGTTCGCCACCTTCAGCTAATTCATAGCCCGATTTGACGACGCTTTGAATACCTGATGTCATGTTCTGCAATCCATTAGAAATGGCCGTTCCTACAAAGCTGCCGAAGATAATATCATGTAGCCGACGCATGCGATGATGAGCTTCATCTACGTGATTACCATATTTTTTAATTGCCTCAGAACCATCGTTCGTTGACTTATTTGATCCCTGCATTTCAGTCTTGATCTGCGTAATCTTGTCAGAACGTAGCTTGCCGACTTGATCGTTGAGCTTACGCATCGATTCAGTGTCTTTAGCCCCTACATTGGAAAAGTCCAGATTGTGCTTAAAGACATCAGCCTGCTGGGCCGTCTTGCGGAACTCACTTCGAAATCCAGCCATGCTGTCTTTAGACTGATTAACATCACGAGATATGTTAAGCCCAGAACCTAGTGATTCTTTTAGTTTATCAGCCTGACCAGTGATTTCATGAAACGAACGCATGAAGTCATCAAGCATCGAGTTTGCCTTACGAAATTCCTCTAGTCCATTGACGTTAAGATCAATGCCAATACCGGCATGCCGCAACTCTTTAGTTTCTGCCATCATTTTCCTCCTTTCTGACCTAATATTTTTCCTAGTGCCATCAGGACTCCATCAGACACGCCTTTTGCAATGATTGTTTTTAGTTCATTGCCGATCCGTTCAGCAATCTCGTTGCTTACCAAAAATTCATCTTGGGTCTGTTGCCGTATATCATGTTCTGTCATTCCTAGAAACAGCGCTGGGTTAACAAAGGCCATGCGCTTGTCAACCACCTTGTCTAATAATGACTGATCAACATTGCCATGAGCGTCGGTAAACTTAGAGTTTAACTTGTTGTAACGACTCCATAAGAAACTGAAACGCTTTACCTAATACCGATTGATCACCGTTACGGTCCGTGATTTCTGCTAAGAACTTAGTAGCTTCCTGCATAGCAATCATACCTAGTCCACTGCCATCTCCTGTAGCGTCCCAGAAGTTCATCTTCAGTACTTCATTCTTATCTGTGCGGAAAACTTCACTATTAAGCTTGGTCATCGTACCGTTCATATTAGATGCCCCAGATGGCCGCGTCGACATGAAAACAATCTGCAAAGCAGTACGATAACCTGGCCAAACCATGTTGATATGCACGTCTTTACCGCTACGATTTTTCTTAGTAACAGTTTTCTTCTTAATGTCGTCTGGAACGTCTGCATTCAATGATTCATAATCCATATGTGGATTAACTAATACGTTGTGCATAATAAGGTCAAACAGTCGACCTGCGTCTCCAGTATCTTCACCAACGTTTAGGGCATCAATTGCTTGTGAGGCAATATCAAATCCAGGATCTTGTAGCGTGATCTTACGTGTCTTCTTGTCACCCTTCGAATCGGTATATTCTACCGTTCGTTCAAATTGATTATCCATAAACGCTGCAATAGCTTGTTCATCTTTTTCTGACATATATAAGTCTCTCCTTAATTAAAAAGAGGACACCGTCTGGTGGCCTCATAGTCTATTTGTGAGATTGAAATTTGAAAATGTGTTATAATATGGGCATGTGAAAAAGGCCGGTGCTATCACACCGACCCCTGCAAGCCGCTTTAAAGGCGGTGGCAAGTTAAACACGACAAATAAAATTCCGCCCGTAACTAGCCAAAGTTATTTAAGGGGCGGATTTTTTATTTGTCGCGTTTGTCGATGTACTTCTTGTTCAGTCATTTAACGTGAAAACAACGCGCTAATCTGCCCTTAACGGACGGTTAGTGCGCTTTTAGTTTGTAAACATTGAGTCGTCAACATCGGCACCGGTGTTTTGGTAGTAACCTGCCAGTACCGTCCAGGCCAGCGAGTATGCTTGCTCATTACCTTGGTTATTAGGCAGGCCGGCTAACCGGCAGCCTTCTGCAGTGATCTTTTCACCAGTAGAATCATTGACGATATTGAGGCCAAACATTTGGTCAGCACTCAATAGTCCTGCTTGCATTTCATCGTGTTGTAAATGATAGAGCTTGAACAGAATATCAGTGGTTGAAGTGCCAGGATAGGTATTCAACGTTAGGGTCCCCGTCTCGTCGTCAGTGTCGAAGAACATAACGTTTGAGTGAAAATCGCCTTGCATAGTTGTATCTGCAGCCGTACGTTGTGAACTAAAAGCTTCACCGTTTTGGAAGCCACCTAATTCTTTCGATTGGCCTTTCCACAACAAATAAATGTGTAAGAACCGTGCGGAATATAAATTGACTTCTTTTCCGTTTGATAAAGTGATTGCCATAACTTATCCCTCCTTAAAGTGTCAAATCAATCTTGGCGTTGATCGTATCAACATCATCGGCAATCTGAACATTGAACCCGAATCCGTTGTACTTACGTGCGGCCACATCACTGCTAGACACATTAGAACGAGGCACACTAGTAATCTTAACAGCACTAGCCAATACGCCTTGCTGTTGCAGTTGCTGACCGCAAGCTTCAATGGTTTGTGCCATTTCTTTAATCGTGGCGTCATTAAAGATTGGGAAGTTATGACGGTTAAGATATTTCTGCAATGCCGTCTGGAACGTATCGATGACCAGTTGCGTATGAACAAATTGGTCGACGTAGTTTCCAGCCAAAGCTAGGCCGTTCAGCAACATGTAATCACCAGACTTGTTTACAACTACTGTCCCATTAGCTGCAGCAATCGTGCTGTAATCATCGGTTGATAAATCGGTGTCTGGTTCGAACTGTGACTGGTTACCAATGTGTTGAAAATCAACTGGTAAGTTAGCTGCAGCGTATGCGGCCGCTTGAGCAGCCACGAAACGATCACTAGCCGTTTCAACAATAGCTGCTGTATTCCCAAGTGAATTCTTTTTTGTTTGAATGCCCTTAACATGGGTGGACAACGTTTGTAGATCAGTAACCGACTTAGGTTGCGTAACCAGCATGATACGTTGGTTGTCATACAAAAAGTCTGATACGGCCTCAGTCTCTGCTTCAGTAGCCCCGTCCAGAACTAAATACTTGAATCCATCAAATAAGTGTTCAGTCAGGCCAACCACAATCCCAGGTGTGGTCGTTGCCGTGACAGTTGCACCAGTAGTTGTTCCCGTCGTTTGAACATTTGCTGGGGTCTTTGAGTCAACATTGGGATAGGTGATAACTTCCACTGGACCCTTGAAGTTGTCAGCGTCAAACATTGCCTCTGCTTGGGAGTAAACGCCAGTTGTTTCATCAAAATCTGCTGACAGACTATATAAGTCTGTATAAATAGACGCCTTAGTTGTTGCGTCTTTCCCTTTAGTTGCAATACCAACGGCTGGCGTGCCACTTGGGTTCTTTAACGCATGAATAGCAACAGTAAAGTGGACGTCTGTTGTTTGTTTAATTGCCAAAATTTATTCAGCTCCTTTTGTATTAATTTGCGGGTCAACACTCGCAATACTTCCCGTTTGCGTCTCATCAGTGAAGTTGTCTTGAACACCAAACGTGTAGTCAGCACCAGACATAAACTGCCAATCAACGTCAAGAAACGTGTCAGTTGATGGAATCGTGTTACAATCCTTGGCAACGATGTGTTGCTGAAACAGCTCATACGCTGGTTGTTGCAAGAAAAAAAGCTTCCGCAACTCGTGCCCGAGTGTTTTAGCTTCTCCTTCGTCATTTGAGACGGCTTTAAATTGAACGTGAATATCAAAAATTTCTTCATTCACGGTATTAAATAGCACTCGGTCGTAATCGTCATAAATTTTGTACGTAACATACGGATAATCAGGCGTAACGTGTTTAACGCTCTCTGGACGAACCGTAACTTGTGGCATATACGTTGTAATTTGCTTTACCAGTGCTGCTGAAACAGCATCATACAGGTTGAACTCACTCATCAGTGCCAACCTCCTTCAACTGGTAGTACACACGTCCAGCCGCAAAATCATCACCGTGATTAATGACCTCATAGGTCGCACCAGAAGCTCGTTGCACCTTTGTTCCTTTGGGGCAGCCAACTAGACCTGATAACCAATAAAGTGTGCCTACAGGCAATTGACCACCCAATTCTGGGGTATACGTCATGTTTGGATTAGTCGAATTAACAATCGGCTCATGCACCTTTTTAACCGTAGCTGGGGCCATGATTGGTCGGCCTAATTCATCAGAATCTCCGGTGTCATGACCTGGAATGGTGATTGTCAGGTCTTCAGCTAACATGTCATTCATGAATCCAAAATTCCCAAAATTTTGAAAATTCATTGCTAGTTGCCTGCTGCGACTTCAGCACCAGTATCGGTTGGCGTTACTTTAAGATCACTTGGTGTTGATTCGCCTGCAACCGTGAATCCAGATACTGGCACAAATTGTCCCAAGAACTTTTTATCGTCTGGATTATAGAAAGCAGCAAAATATTTGCCACTAGGAATCGTGTCACCGGGTGCGTACCCCGTAATCTTGACAACCTTTGGATCATCTTCTGGGAAGAAGGCAATGTCACTCGTTTGTTCCGTGTCACGACTTGGCGTGATATAAGCACCGTCTGTCCCCGTCTTTGCTGCAACAATAACTAATTCCATACTCATAAACTCAAATCCTTTCTGTAATCCATGTGATCGAGTCACGCAGTTCTCCACTATCAATTAACGGATCATTAAATCCTTTATTCTTGGCAGTTAATGGCGCGTTACTTGGCGTGCTGAAGTCAGTAATGGTTTGCTTAATGTCTTTGACTATCGCTTCTCCCAATACTGAGTACACATCTTTCGGCTTAATTTCACCGACCATACACTTAAAAGCCAAGTCGGCTCCCAACTCTGTCCACCGACCGAGATGGTGATTAAACGAATACCGTAAGAATGGCCGTGGTGGAATCACAACACTCTTGCGCAGAATAAACATGATTTTAAAACCACTATTAGCATCCGGCATGGCTAAATAGGCTTGATCAGCAGTTTTTCCTAACATGAAGAAAAGGTTTTGAAAATCTGCTGGCCGTTTATCACCTGAGTTCGGTGTTGGCAACGCCAGCCACTGTCGATTGACTGGAACAATAGTCTTACCGTATTCCTGGACCAAAGCAATCATGTTCAAATGATTATTAAGCCACGGCACACCCACGGACAATCTAACTGACTGCAACTCTTGTAATCGTCTAATTGCCTCTGCAGTATTATCAAAGTCTTCAGTCATTCAGTCCACACCGCTCCCATTGAGTCCGACACACCATAATCATCAACGATGTCATCATACTCAGCACGGTAGTCGTCATACCCATTAAAATTGACCATTGTCTGTGAGTTACCAAACGTACTTGCAGATTGAACGCCCCCGTAGTTCATGAACCAGTCCTTGTATAACAGATGACGCGCCCATGCTCTAATTGCACTGGCTAACGCGTCATCTGTAATCTGGTCATGTTCAGCTTTTGCTACAGCGTCCTCAATGCGTTCGTTGACGTGAACATCGCTGTAGTCTTGGAACATGCCAATGTCGCCTCTCACATCGTTAGCAGTTGGCATATCAGCCATTCAAATCGCCTCTAAACTTTTGACTGGGTAACAGTAATCGGTAGCGTATTCTTATCAGACAGCGTAGCAGTGCCGCCAGTCACCTTACCACTGGAATCCGTAGTTAATGCAATTGCCGTAACGCTATTGCCATCTTTTCCGGGGGCACCAGTAAGACCAACCTGCTCATTCTCAATACCGTTTTCAATGTTATTTAGCTTATCAGCAGTAATAACATCACCATCAGACCATTTATTTTTCACATAAGACATAATCTAAAAACCTCCTAAATCTTTGTCTTACCAACGATTGCAGACCCTACAGTTGCCACAGACAATACCGAAAATCCCGGAACATCTGTTTTATCAGACACATTGATGCCATCAGTATAGGCAACTTTGTACTCACCATCTGAAATCACTGCACCAGGTTGCAATCCAGTAATTTCAACTTTGTTTTTTCCCTTGTCACCTTGGGCAACTTGCGAATTACCCTTAAAGGCAACAAGCGACAATTCACTTGTATCAGCCATTGTGTGCCTCCTTATTCAGCAGTGATTGTTGCCCCGCCTGCTGTCGGCGTTACTTTAACTCCGGACGGGGCGGTTATTTTCCCTTCTTAGGCGCATTAATTGTTGGCACTACGTAATCCGTACCAACCTTGAATCCATACTTAACCAATTGAATCTGTCGTGGATCATAAGAAACAGCAAACAGTGGCTTAGTGCCGGCCTTCAAATCAGCTTGGTAGGTGTCAGGATTGGTCTGTTTTAAATCAACGTTAGTACCGGCCACATGGCAAGTAACTACTCGTTTTTGAATAATGGCTACCATGCCGCCCTTTTGAAACTCGTCACGTTGAACAACTAGGCCATTAGCCGGAGTAGCCGTTGCGTAATCAATGGCACCAGGTCCGAAGATGAGTGCATAAGTAGTTCCATCAGAAGCAACCGGAATGCTATCATCTTGAACGATACTCATGCCTTGGTACGTAGCAATTGGAGTTGCTGCACCGGATGGTTGCAGATATTCAATCAAGTTTTGCTCGCGCATTTCTGAGTACGCAGCTGAATTAACTACTAAAGTTGACAACGTGTTATCCATCACATCGCCCATACGTGCGAGTGCCTTAACAAAGTCTGCGGCAGATAATTCCTTTTCAGCGCCAACACCGAAAGACTTTGCAGTTGCAATATCTGCGTTGTTGAAAGTGGCTTTTACCGTATTCAGCAGTAGACCAGTATCTTGGCGCGTCCACCAATTACCAAAACGATTGGCAATCTGTTGCTGGGTGCTTGCACCAGAAATCAAGTCTCCCCAGTCAGTATTACCGAATGACTTGCTTTGATACATCTTAATGCCGTATTCCATTGCAGAGTCGACACCATTCGTTTGAATATCATGCGTATCGTTCCATTCATCAGCATCGCCGGACAAGTCGTTCATTGCCGGGATTTCTACTGTCCGACCCGGTTGAAGCAAACGTCCACCTAAAATGGGATCGTTCTTTAAAACACCAGACGCCACAAAACGATTAGTTTGCGTATTTTGTCGATAGACCCAATCAAGAAATACTTTTGGTTCAATTAAGTTACTAAAATTCGTAGGATTGCCGTTAATTACAGCCATTACCTACACCTCCTATTTAAGTTTGTTGTATAAATCTGGATTCTCACGATAAATTTGAGTTTGCTGATCCATGTTGAGCTTGGCAAAATCTTCGCGTGTCAGCGATCCAGGAACTGTTTGACCACCGTTTTGTGGCGTATGTGTGCCCTGGACACGTTGTTCTACGCCATCTTGAACAGCCTTGTTGAACAAGTCGATAAACTTGTCGATATTGTTTTTACGTACATCGTCATCTTTAGAAGTAACGAATTCTGCAAATTCAACAGGAATCTTGCTATCCGTTAAGGCTGACTTAGTTGCAGCCAAAGCATTTTTCTCATCAACGGCGTCTAGCCGTTCCTGCAATCGTTTCTCTTGGTCTGCCAGGGCTTGTCGTTTGTCATCGAGTTCTGCTTCGGCCTTCTGTTGTGCATTCATGCCAGCGCGTTCTTCCCCTTTAGACATCCATTCTTCTTTCAGGGATTCCAGCTGACCATTAAACTTTTCTTCCAGCTGCTTAGCTTTAGCACCCATCATTTTATTCACGTCATCTTGTGAATATGCTTTACCGGATGGTTCCTGACCTTTAGGTTCTTGTTGCTGATCCTCATTAGGATCGATTGGCTTTGGTTCTTCACCAGGTTCAGCAAAATATTGCAAGTTCATCTTCATCGTAAAAACTCCTTTTTAAAGTCCGCAGACTAAATCGGTTAAAGTCCGAATGACTAAATTGCTTGTTCTTTTAGGGCTGCAAGTAAGTAAAAGCCCACAAAAATAGGAGTTATTATCATATAAAGCAGATAAATAACTCCTATAATTTCGATTATTTGTTAACTACCCTTATTTGTAAGTGTTTTTAAGGGGCTATTATTAAGAAATCGCCCCTAATCAAATTCACCTGTCATCATGCCGTCTAGTTGGCCATCAAGTAAATTACCATCTTCATCGCACGCTACCAATTGGCATCGACAACGTGGGTGCGTATCTTCTTGAGGAATCGGTGCTTGGCCGAATGGAAATATCTGCTTGTCTAATGGTTGGCAAATATCACAAACATGGTAGTCTTCTTCGGTTAGCCACATTACAAATTTAACGTCGCTATCTTCGTAAGCTTGTCGTTTACCTTCATTTGTGTTATCAACCGATTGTGTCTGCATTAATCCATCAATTCGAGATAGTAGCTGATTCATTGGTGTTGCCAAGTTATCATCAATTCGATCGCCCGACTGTGGAATGCTTCTAGTTAGCTTGTTCATTGTGGTTACCGAAATTCCTCGACTCAGACCTTTATTTAAGGTATCAATCATGCGATTAGCCATAACATCTTGGTGCATCCATAATCGTTGCACGTATTCGGCCTGATCAGTGCTCTGTGGAACGTTTTGCTGCGAACGTGAAGAGTTATCTGCATACGCTGCCGAACGCTGTCTATTTAGTTCTGTGACACCATATAGTTCGCTTCTCGCTGTCGCAATACTCATACCAGCCCCAATCATTGCACCCAACATATCTCGTTTGGTTAATGATGCTTTAACATAAGCAGCCTGTAACTGCTTAGATAGTTTATCGTCGGGTTGAACGTCCGTTAACATTTCGTTAATGGCAGTGTAAAAGTGTTGCGTGTCCCATGAACTAACTGCTGACGACACTTGATTAAGAGTTAACCCACTATCATCGGCGTACTCGTTATAGAATTCTTTTAGATGGTTGGCGATAATGCTTAAGGATTGCTGATAGAAGCTATTGATCGTCTGACTGTTCGCCTTGTCCTGTTTGACCAGTTGGCGAATCTTCTGGCGCTCCTTCTTGACCGTTGTCAACGCTATCACCTACCCCATTCACGTTCTGCAGTTTGGCTTGCGCAGCAGCAATCATATTTGTTGTTCGTTCATCTTGATCGCCAGACTCATCATCTACTTGTTGTTTTTCTTGATCAGCCGGAACCCCAGTAATCGGTTCAGCCAAATTACGCAATGTTTCTGCAGAAAATTTGCCCGTCTGATTGAGGCCTTGAATAAGCGTCATCGTTTCCTGATTGTTCTTAGGCAGATTAGGCGTGAATGTGATTGTCACATTGTCGGCCGGATTGTTTTCATCGGTGATCGTAACGTCGTTATTTTTGAGATAGCTCCAATACGTCATTAGCAACCGCAACCGGCGCCGTATGCCACGCTGATAAAGTGTTTCCGACATAGCCATCTCTTGGTCACTACCCCATAGTTTGTAAGCCATGGCAACACCCGACGCATTGGCTGCAAAGTTTTGGTCAGTTGTGTCGGGTGTATTTGTGTCCTTATGAATGTCGGATAACAATTGGTTAATATAAATTTGCCACTCACTAGCATTCAACGACTTAGTCAGATAAGCTGCCGATGTTGGCACAATAGTTGGCGATCCGTTTGGATTTTTCTGGACATATGGCCGTAGATACAAAACGTTTGTGTTGCTATCAAGCACCTTTTCAACCATAACGGGTGCATTGCTTTTCCCGTTGGTTGTGGATTCATTTGTATATCCACCACTCACATTGTCAATGTAAACTGGCTGGCCGTCTGGTCCTAGTTTTTGCTCTGACTTACCGGAATTGTTGGCAACTTTTCCGTTGATCATCAGCATTGAATTGCTAAAGTCTTCTTGGCTGTTAGCCATCTCAGACAACGCTTGGTCATAGGCGTCAATCTCATCGAGTTTAGTCTCCCAAGCGCCCACGCGTTCTTCATTTAAGCTATATTCAGTTAACGGCACTTGCTGAAAAAAGTGTTCTTCGGTGTCTGTCAGAATCCAATCACTATTGGGTTCTTCACCCGCTGTAAAGTGATAAATGTTCTTATCCGTATAGACTTCAACTTGATAGTTTGTTTCATCTGCCACCTTAACGACGTAATAACGCACAGCAAATAGTTCTACGGGTTCTACGTCGGTAGACCAGACTACGAACGTACTATTGGGATCGATTGCCGTAACTCGTGGATCTTTTGACCCGTCTGCTACATATAGCAGCTCATACGCACGACCAGCATTCGCTAAGTTCTTGCCCATAATCTTTTCGTGATACGGCTCATCATTGGTTTGATTAAAATCATCTAGCGCTTGCATTGGACCTTCACCAGTGTCTGTGTCATCATCTTTGTTTTGGTACCCGAACGTTAATGGCGTGCCAAACTCATATCCTACTTGAATGTTAGTAATATAGCGCGCCAATGCGCTAGAGATACGGTTATCTGCTCGATGGCTCTTCTTGTTAGACAACCAGTAATGAATGTTATTGTCTGCTTGGTAATAACGTTCCAATTCAAGAATTCGTGGCAATTGATTTGTGTAGTGATCGTTAACATACCACTGTACTAACTTTTCAAATGCCGCTGGGGTATCTTTAATAGCGTCCCAGGTTGCTTGTGGAATGCTGTATCTTTGATTAGTGTCGAATGCATAGCGCCCACCATAACGTTTGCCGTTTAACAGGCTAATCGAGTTAGGCTCAGGATTAATTGACAGGCTGTGAGCTGTTTTGTCGTTTGTCTCTGCCATCATTGTTCACCTCGCTTTCATGTAGTTGGCAATAATTGTGTGCAAACTTAACGGCCAGCAACCTATTAGAGTCGCTGACCGTTTTATCTTGTTCGTTAATATTCTCGTTAATCAATTCTGCCATCGCTTCAATAATATATTTAACATCTAAACCAATTGGTACTGAATAAGTAATTCCTCTATCGGTAAATTCTAGTGGCTTGCCATTCAGCATTGGTTCAAACACATTCATATCAAGCGGTGCTGTGTCCTTTGTAGTTGCTTGTTTTTTCCACTCTTCCATTGTCATTAGCTTTGCCATCAATGCCACCTCAAAACCTATGCTTAAATGTCTAATCTAGGTGTACTCTATATAGACATTACAGCTTACAAGACCGAATATCCTATAAATCCAAATTCTGTAAGCTTAAAACCTACTTTTTGTTTGTTTAATCAACTGTCCATTTTGAGTGTCTATTTTGAGTGCGAATAAATCACCAAAAATCATCAGGGTAATCGATCAATCCGTTATCAGCTAATAGCTTTGTTTGATCGTTATAACTGTTATCCGGTTGTTTGTTATTTTGATTCCACAACTTGGTTGCAATCGCATATCGTACAGCGTCCATGACATGGTCATGCTCTTTAACTGGCTCACCCGTTTTGTCATTCCAGACATACTGATAAACCTCGTCCAAGAATTGTTGCATGCCTTCTTGAACAGCCATAAACTGGCGTTGTTTAATTTTACCGGCAACCGTTTCAATACCTTTTAATACTGCCTTATAGGCATACAATGCGTTAATATGATTAGCTTGAAACTCATCAATATGTTCAACCCGGGCCGTGTCACAATAAAATGGAATATTGTACCCATAGTCTTGTTGTATCTGCTTAGCGACACTAACCCAATGGTCAATCTGTTGTAAATTACCGGTGTGTTCCTCAACCAAGTACGTATTACCCTGATTGTCGTCAGCAAGCACCACAATTGACGTATCGTGCTCGTAGCCCCAATCGACACCACAATAGTAGTTAAGTGTTTGATCCGCGGTACGTTTATCAAATTCCGCGCGGCTAATAACATTCTTGGACTTATCGAAGTCACCATAAACCAATCCTTCACCAGCAACCCACAATCCTAAGATGCTGCGATCATAGAACATGCCACTCATTTGAGCCTTCATATCATGCACGTACTTCTTAGGCAAAAATGTATTGTCGTCCATTGTGAAGTGATTGTAAATGATACCTTTTGACTCGTCCTTAGCCTGATCAATGTACTTTCGTTTAAGCCAATGGGTTGGCGTATCTGGGTTGGTATCACCAATGATTCTAGCCCCTTCAAATCCACGAACACGATTACGAATTTCTGTGAATGCTTGTTCATTAGCTAGTGACATTTCATTGATATAAGCTCCCCAGGCATTCATACCACGAATAGATGCCATACCAGCAATTGAACCCGTATAGGCTTGTACAACCCGCACGCCAAACAATTCAAAAGCACCATGCACATCAAACTTAATATTAAGCATAGGGTAAGCCTGCATGATTTCTTGCAGCACGTTGTTAGCGATCGTCTTACTAGAAAATCCGGCTAGAATGTATTGCGCTTTCTTATCCATTGATTGGGCTAACTTGCCAATACGTAATAGCTCACGCAAGAACATGTCATTGTCAATGACCGTCTTGCCAGAACCAACGGCCCCACTGTTGATCATTAGCGACCAGTCGTCACGGTCAAACTGCTTGAAGACTTCGACTTGCTTCTTTGTATACTTCAAATCAGCATAAGTTGTCATTTGTTGCTGTCCTCCTTCAACCGCTCGAACATCTTGTCAAACTGCTTGCCAACATCTTGGCCACCGCTTCTAGCATCACGAGCCTTTTGTTCTGCCACATCAGCTTCAGCTTCTAGCTTGCGAATCTTTTGTTCTTCGACCTCTTTGCTGTCATTTTTGAGCTTGCCATTTAGTTTGAACCACAGTTCAGCTGCAGCTACCTGCTCTTTAGTGGCCGCCGGCGTTATAGTGGTCTCATTCGTTTCATATCCAGATCTCATAGTAGCTGTTGGCTTAGATCCCTTTTTTACGCCTCTCAAAGCAATTTCTTTTTTTAAGTTGTCGGTTTGAACAAAATCGCGTTTGATAGGCTTACCGGCAGCAATTCGATAGACGTTTTTAAGCACTTCGTCAGCTTCATCAGATTCGTGTTTTTCAGCATTTTCAGTCTTTTTAATGATATATTCATGAATTCCAGTATTTTCCAGTAATTGCTTAGTTGCGTTGCGAGCTGTACCCTTTGCGTATCCTGCTTTTATAGCTGATTTATATGCGTTGTTAGTTTTGACAAATTCGTTAGCAAACTTGCGCTGTTTTGCTGTTAATTTACGTGTCATTACATACCACCACGCCTCCGTTTCTTTTCCAAACCAAAAGCGCCATGCTTCTCAGCACGACGCTCACGTTTCTTCTTATCAGCCAACCAACGCTCTAAGTCACGATAGCAGTGATTTTCTGTTGGGCTAACGTAGCCATACTCAGTGTGTCGCATGTAGCCACACTCCCAACACGATAATGAGCAGCACCATCAGCAGGCCGAATATTAAGTTGTCCCGTTGATAGTTTCTCATTGCCATTCCTCCAAATTAAAAGGCCGCCTCGTTAGAGACGACCAGGTGTATGATTGCCAGCGATGCAATGCTGGCTAATGCAAATGGAGTCACATATTAGGAAACATTTTTGGGGGTATTCCCTAATACAGCTCCATTGTAAACGTTATCTTCACATAAGTATCAGATGACGCTTGTCCAATGTGATTGGTGTGGAATCGAACCACACACGGATTCAAATTCAAACCGCCCTCTTCTGGCAGGCCAACACCAGTTACAATCACACTTAGGCACTCAGTCAATGAACGGGAGAGTCCATCTCCTTTGAGTTATTTGCCCAATACGTGCAACGGGAGTCGAACCCGTATCTTCTTTGCTCTGCCGTTGAGCTATGCACGTGCCTTAACGGTTTTCATCTATGATACTAATTTACACCCAAATTAGGGGTCGAAAGTATCAAAATAATATCAAAATAGTATCGGATTAATATCAAAATAGTATCATGACAATCTTGTGTTTTTTCAATTCAGTATATTCCTAGCATTTTGGCACACTTTTCAATGAATTCCTTTTTTAAAAGAAAAGCACTGCTTCGGCTACAATTAACTAGCCCATTAGCAACTATTCCCTCTACACTAAGCCGTGGCCGTTTTTTAAAATACAATTCTTTGATTATTACCTGAGTATCCTCATCAGAACTAGCATAACACTCTTGAACTGCACTCTTTTTTCGTTTCAAAAGATTTAGTGGACCATCTTCTTCTAGCTTTATCAATACCGTAGTTACACTATCGCCTATCATAGATGATCTGCCACCACCAACATTGTCATCCTCCTGTTTTATTGGATAGCGCAATTCCTCTTCTCTAGCCGTAATTAACTTATCAATCTTAGGATAATCACGTAGAATATCCTCTACCGTTCTAATCGTCGATCGTTTCACCCATCAATCCTCCATCTTAAACTTATTTTAAGTTTGCTTTAATGTTAATGGTATAATGTTTCATTCGTTGGCCGCGGAGTAAGAGCTAATTTTAGAAGCCGATTTGGGGTAAGGGCTGCTGCTGGGCGGCCCTTTTTTGCTGTCTAAAATGGCCGTGTAAGCTCGTGTAGCACGTTAGTAATCTCCACATTGCTCAGCATACCCAAAGCAATGTAAACTTCCTTAGGCGCGTTGTGCTCGCTTAATTTGGATTGAAACTCAGCCAGCCCCATCAATACATCGTCTTCTGGTACCAATGATTCCAGATAGCTAAGCAGCATACACTGGTTACCGTTCATTTCGTCTCGTGTTTTATCCATATTCTCACCTCTACATAAAATAGAAATTTTATCTAGCTACTTTCCGGTAATAAACACAGTATCTAACGGAAAATCATATTCTTTCGCAAAGTCGGTATCTGGTGAGACGGTAAACTCTGGATCGTAGCTTGGAATTAAAAGAGCAGATCCTGTCGGACGACTGTAAATAGCAACTTCTGTTTCTCCATCACACTTTTGTAGTTCATGGATTAAATCCTTGGCTTTCATTTGAAATCACCTCTACATAAAATAAGAATCTTAGTATGGTTTTATACGATATAGTTTTTGTTCCTCTCGATCCATAGAACGCACCATACTTTCAATGATCGACACACGCTCTCCAACCGTTAGTTGATGACGAGACCCTCTACTAACCGACTCAGGCAAGCCATTTTCCCCAACAACATATATGCCAATTCCACCAATAATATCTCCGTTGGCTTCAATTTTTGAGTAAACTTCCGGCGTAACGACTAGATAATTGAAATTTCCCCACCAAGACTTACGTGCAGAACTTTTAAAATCGGCATAACTAGTTTTAATTTCGTAACACCGCACAACTCCGGTTTTATCATAAGTAATATAATCAACAATTTCTTTATGATCTCTAGTCATGCCAAGACCCAGCGTTACCTCGAAGCAACCGTATACTCCTAGCTTATGAGTGAACATCCACAAGGCATGTTCAACATTCTTCGTATCCAAAGTTTTGGTCATTTTATTGCTCCCTATCTCATTGTTAGCTCATGAATAACCTGGTTGCGTTCCTTCGCCGACAGCTTGTTAATCGCGTTGCGCTGGCTGTTGCTCAGCTTGGTAAAGTGATTGCCACACCACACTAACGCCTGCGCCACATCGCCACCATAGCTTGCCATGCCTTGCAGCACGTAATTACGATACTCAATCTGTTCGTGTGTCATGCTGTGCCTCCACTCGGTACCCGTCTAGCCACGCACGGGCAGTTAGTTCCTGGTATTTCTGATAACGATCATAATCAAATTGATAAGTTCCCGGCGTGAATGCCATCCAATCACGTATCTTCTCTGGCCGACTCTCCGAGCACAGCATTCCGCTAAGTGGTGGATTCTTTTGTTTACATTCCTCGATCCAATCAGCGACACATTTAGGAATCACTGGTAACTCGGCATATGTCTTCTTAAATACTTCATCTGCAATCGGCCAATGATTACCATTGACACCAGTTGCGATCCAGTCACCAACGTCTATTTTCCGTGATCCTGTTAGATATAATTCAGGGCTATGGTGAGTTCCAAGCATTGTTCCTGCGTCAATTAATTCATACTTATCAACCATCTCATCGCTTCCGTCAAATTGTTCGGCCTTGATAGTGGTCGTTTTACTATAAGTTTTAATCATTTCTCTTCCTCCAATAATTCTGGGTTAGTGTGGATATTTCCGATTAAATCTAACATCTCGTCAATAAACGAACTAGGGTCTTTTGCTAACGCTAACTGGCTAATCGTTTCATGGAATGCAGATATACTATATGCAAATGCTTCCTTCGAAGTAAATTTTCCAATGTCAACTTCTGGTATTCCATCCTCAACTTTTATTTTAATTACGCCATTTTTACACATCTATTCGCCCTCCCAATATCAACATAACTCGGTGCCACCTCAATATGCCTGTGGCTGCCTTCAATTTTTATCATTGCCGATCGCCTATCACCACGAGTGATCAAGCATATCCACGTAGCAGGCTGCTTAACGTGATGGTGTCGGTGGTAATACACCTTATCGCCGTGCTTCATTGTCTGCCTCCGCTAAGTTTCGCCCAAGTATGAATATGCTGCCTTTGTCAATCTGAATAACTTTCTTCAAGTAATATTTTTCATGCCAAGCCATCGGAAAAGTTAACTTGTCAGACATTGCAATTAGTCTAAACAGGTCAAACTTTATTGGATAACAATCCGAATCCTTAAACTTAATCATCGTCGCCATCTCCTAATGTAATAATGTGTTTACGGTGCATTGGAAGTGCCGGAATGTATGCAACCTTATCACTCTCGACATATTCAATAGCTTTTTCACTCCAATTAGATACGTTAAATTTTTCTTTAACTTTATCGGTGTGAGGCATAACGTTTATATCAGAGAATTTCATGTAATCATCCTGAGAATTTTGAACAAAATAAATCTGTTTTATATTTCTCTCTAATGTGTCACCGTGAATCACAACACAATTCATGCCCCTAATCGCAATATTGTGTAGTAAATATGGAATGACGTTATCTCCAAATTCCTCCACCATATACAAATAGTTGTGTGGGGCATAGCTGAATGGTGTTTCTGATAATCTGTCATCATTCCATTTTTTAATAATTAGCGATCCCGTTCCAGCAGTTGGATCATATCCAGACCATCCACTTTCACTGCTATTATCATTCCTAGTAATATTTGCTAGTAATTCAGAAACAGAATCAGGCGTAAAATCTTGCTGTTGAGATTTTCTCTCTGCGGCATATTCTTCAAAGTATTCACGAAACGTATCTGTTGATACGTTACTATTAATAGCTAGAATTTTTTTATAAAAATCATTGCGTTCTTTTGGTTTAAACAGCAAATCGCTTATAAATTTTTCGAATTCCGCATGCTGATTAACTCCAGCGATTGTGTATAATTCGTCGCGTCCTAATTTTGCCATAACTATGCCTCTCGTAGCTTCTCTCGCATGTAGCGCACCCAATCTTTGTCGCGCCCCATAACGCTAGCGACTCCTTGGTTGTTAGGCTTGTTCATGTGTTTGACGTTATATTTTAGCTGTGTTAATTCATCTGGTGTGGCTTGGTAATCCAATTCGTCACGTCTTCGCATTCTGCCACGTAATTGCTGTATATATTGCGGTGTCTTGGACCGTTCTTGTGCAATATATTTGTTGGTATATCCGTGTAAAATAAGGTGGCGTAGGATCTTATTTTCTGCCGTGTGTCCTTCCTCAGTTTGACCGCGGATCTCTTTTTTAACATCTTTCGGCCACTTATCTGGATCATCGCCATAATTGGCGTAAGCAGCCCTGATTGCGGCTGCCATTTTCTTGTTTGATGACATACGCCTCTACTCCTTTCTTACTAATCGTTTTGCTTCGTTCCTTAGTTCTTCAAATTCACGTTTACGCCGTTCTCTCAAAACTTCATTACAATTGGGACATGGGCTAGCTGTGACGGTGCTTGCCGTACAGTGGTAAACAACGCCAGTGCCATGACACAATGGGCATTCGCTCATACGTTACGCACCCCTTTCATGCCGTCAAAAATCAGTTGCTGTTCCGGGTTGTCTGGGTATACGCGATCAATGAACTTGCCTTCATACATCTGTTTTAGCTGTCCCTTGGTATTGTTGGTCGTAATGATGGTGATACCCTTAGCAGTATTGTGGTTAAAATCAACTCTAGCGTTAGACACCCGATACATGATGTCTTGCAGATCCTTATGAACCGGTTTAATGTTGCCAGTCATACCGCCTTCCGTGCCAAAATCATCTAACACCAATACATCAACCTCAATCATCGAACGTGTTATGTTGATCAGTTTGGAACGAATTGAAGTGTCCTCATATTTGTCATTGACCATTCTTAGCAGCTCGGCAGTTGATACAAACATGCCACTATGGCCATGGCCCATCAGGTGGTCCAACATAGCTAGTGCTAAAGATGTTTTACCAACACCACGATCACCCATCATAGCCACATTGAAGTTTTGGTTTTCTAATTGCTTAGCCAACACGAATGCTTTCTTGCCTAGTGATTTAGCTAAGTATGGATTGTCCTGCTTAGAAATGTCCCAGTTGCCAAACGAAAACTTGAGCGGTATGTTGCCGGACCATACCGAGTAGCTATAGTACTGAGCCATTTTGTCCCGTTTCAATTGTTGAGCTGCTTGTTCAGCCGTCTTACGATCTAATTCTTCTTTAGTTGGCAAGTGGTTCAGGTCAACATGATGGGCATTTGCTAGCCGTTGAATATATCCCTTGTCAAAAGTAATGTGCTCCATGTCAACCTCCCGTCCAATACTCGTGGCCCTCATGTTTTGGTTCATCAGGCACTGCATTCAAATAGCCTTCAAATTTACTAGCTCTAAATAAAGTAGCTGGCCTTAAATACTGAGCCATATCTTTAGTGTTGAGCCACAGTTTGCATTGATGGTCTATCACTTTTTGCATATCTTCGGCGCTAAATCCATCATGCTGTCGTGCCATAACTAATCCCTTGTTAGTGTTAGTGTGTTTGAAATGCTTGCCAGTCTTTTCGTTGAGATAGTCAATTACAGATTGCCAAGAAAACTCAGGTGCTGCGTTAGCTGCACTATTCTCTTTTGTAGTCTCTGTAGTAGTCTCTGGTAGTCTATTGGTATTGGTCTGCTCATTTTGATCACCTGCATGTGAGCAATTTGAGCACCTCGTATGATCATTTTGATCACATGCTTTGTTCAAACACTGATAATCAATTCGATACCATTTTGTTTTGTCAAATCCAGCTTTATTATAGTTTCCACTGACCAAGTAACCTTGCTTCTCTAAGCTGTTAATTGTCCTTCGTAGTGTAACCTTGCTAAAGAACGGAAATTGCTTGTGCCATTCGTCATAACTGTTATAAACCCATTTATATCCATCTCTGTTATTACCAGAACGCTGTAGCCAGTAGTGGAATTGTTGCAATACGATTGCCTCTTTTAAACCAACTCTTACTGCTAATGACGGTAAAACCTGTAACGGCGGCTCACTAATTAATAGATTTCCCATTTGTTTCACCTCGGTAATTTCCTCTAACTCCAATTTTTCTCAACGTCTCTTCGTCCAACTTGATCCCAGTAACTGGAATGTGATACTTCTCGCCAAACGCTGTCGGCCCGATTTTGTGCCATTCTGTATGGTGCTCACGACATAAACAGTTAACTCGTAGCTGCGTATGGTCAAGATGATTCCGATCGCGGCCAGACCCAACCGTATCAACGTGGTTAATATCCGAATGTTCACGGCCACACACCATGCACCGACGATGGCGGCAACACTGATATTGGTAATACTCTTGCTCTCTCGGTAGCAATTCATAGCCTTGTTTGAACGGTACACGCCACGTAAACATGAAGTCGATAACTAGGTCGAGTAACACGTTAGCGTCGCTTACGGACGATTCTGTCGTGTCTGACAGGCTAATCTGTTTGCCAAACGTGTATTCCTCATATTGCAGATAGAACAACTCTTTTAAAAAGTCTGTAGGCATGCCTGACCAGGTATAAATGTCACTCAACAGGGCAAAGAATAGGCGTCGTTGTTGCGGCCTAGCTTTGCGTGTGTCGGCTAGTTCCCAATCCAGGTAAAGTTGGTCACGTGAACCGCTAACGGTCTCGATATGGTCTAAATTAGGATGATGATCAAGCTCGACTAACAAGTATGACTTTCCATTACGTTCAAAGTATTTTGATCGTGACCGCTGCATTTAATCACCTCAAATCAGAACGGTAACTGATCATCTTGAATATCAATGGAACCACCGTTATTAGCAAACGGATCACTCGTATTATTTTGTGGTCGATTATTTTGATAACTACCGTTACCAGTAGAGTTTTTTGATTCCAAGAACGAGAAGTTCTCAACAATAACTTCTGTGACGTATACGCGTTGGCCTTGCTGATTTTCATAGTTGCGTGTTTGAATACGGCCTTCAATACCTACCAGAGATCCTTTGTGGAAGAAGTTAGCAAAGTTTTCCGCCGACTTACGCCAGATAACGCAACTAACAAAATCAGCTTCGCGCTCACCTTGTTGGTTGGTGAACCGCCGATCAACGGCCAGATTGAAAGTAGCTACAGCGGCACCGCCTTGTGTATACCGTAAATCCACATCACGGGTTAGTCGTCCAGTCAAAACTACTCGATTAATCATTAGAACTCCCCTTATCTGTTTGTTTATTTAATTGACTCATCACAAGCTTAATTAGGCTTTCAGCTTTGCTGTGGGACAGTTGATTGGATTGACTGACACCTGCCTTTTCCAAATAACCATTTCGAACAGCCTCAATTGGTGCGCCGGCCGTCTTGCTCATTGCTTTGAATAAGCCCTCAAGAGTAGTTTGTTGTTGTTTGGTCGAGGCTTCAGGTTTACTTGTATTTTTCCGTTGTGAATTGTTCCGATTAGGCGTGGTATCATTAGCTTGCTGACCATCGTCATCAGCCTCTGAGCTGACGCCAAATGTTGTCCCCAAAGAATAACGTTTAGCATAGGTCATGGCGCTCCCTGCATCTTGTGGGTTACCACTGGTTTTAAATTCCATCCAGGAAGAAGACTTACTATAACCATTTTCGTGTGTGACAATCGTACGGACACGAACAACGCCATTAGCTGTCTCACAGTCCTGGTACCAAGCCAATCCAGTATCTTTTAAGCCCTCATCAATTGCTTTAATTAGATCTTCCAGCAATACATAGTCGTAGTTTTTTCCACCGCTCTTAGTTTTATAGCCAACATGTCCATTCTTTTTGGGCGCCTTAACTTGCTGGCGAAAATGGGAAAGGCCTTTATTAAAAGCCGACTGCAGCTTTATCTTTAACTGATAATCAACTTCAATTTTAGAGCTGGATTCTAAAACATTTGAATTTTCTGTAGGTTCGCTGATGTTCATGTTTAAATCTCCTTTGTGGGTTTAACGATCAAATTCTCTACTGATTCTTTTTCAGAAGCGCCATCGATGATTTGTCCTTCATCATTAACATAACGGCCCTTAACAAAATAAAATTGCTTCTTAATTTGTTTTTTATCAGGAGTTTTTTTGATATTGATTAGATCATTCAAACCTTGTTTTTCCAGTGACTGAACTACTGTCTCATCCGACCAATTGACTCCGGTTGGTGTCTTACGTGTTGAAACTGTGCCAAATGGCGTCTCGATTCGTGCCTTTGGATCATCTTTCCGTAACTTAGTTAAATAATCAGCAAACAGCCCCTCAAAAAAAGCACGGCTATCTTGATTAGCTTGCAACTTAGATTCGAGCCAAGCATCAATTGATTCCTTTTGTTCCAATGCAACTTTCTTTAGTTCATCATCTTTAGCAGCTAGTGCGCGATATTTACGCATCGCCCACGTAGCAGAACTCAGATCCGTGATCTCAAAATTGGGTTTGCTTACTTCTTCGTCATTTTCTAAATCATATTTTTCTAGTGCATCCATTATTTTTCCTCCTCAAACTTGTTGTGTCCAAGATAAGTGACCAACCGCACCTCTGGGCAATATCCATAGAGTGCCAATACAGCACTCTGATAGCTGTCGTGACCGCCATCCTTAAAGTTTTCAAGGTAGTTATCAATGTCGATCAGATCATTGTAGATATAGACCGGCTGATCTTCATCATCAACGACCCAATAGCGGCTACTGACCAGTAATGGCTCGCCGTTGGTATCCAGAACCTTGGGAACAGCCGTACTGGCATCGTCCTGATGCCGGTATAATCGAGTATAAGAAGCTGTCATGTCATTCAATGCCATTGCAACCACCGCCATCTCAGGTTAGAATGATAAGTGAAAATTTGATTATCCAACTGGTTCATTTTGAGTTCTGACGGCCAGGTCAGGACTCTTTTTTTATGCCATAGTTTCATCGATCGACGACCTCCAATCCGTTAGTGAACATCTCAAATGGCTCATGGCCACGCTGCTTAATGACAGCGATTTGCTTATTCGACTTTCCATAAACGTCTGGTTTGAGTTCTACTGCTTTGCCAACACCAGCAGACACCATCTTGATACCTGTGGCATACGTATCTTCGTAACTGACCTTGTCACCAACATTAATTTTCATGTTGATCCTCCATTCCAAAGAAGTTTTTCCAAAATGGTGCCCATCCGCCGGCACGTACCACTGATTTACGTAGTTGATAACCGGCTGAGGCGATCAATACAATTACTGCTAGCCAGAAGGCTAGAAAGCCAACTAGCAGGTAAACTTCGTACATATAACCATTCCTTTTTAGGCGTATAATTAATTTTGAGGTGATTTTATGAATAGTTCAGAAATTTTGCAAAATGCTCTTTCAAAGACCGACAACGTTTTTAACATTCACTTTGATAGTGGAACCGAATTGTTTATCAGAGGCCCTTTAGGCGGTAAGGGACGTGTACCAGACAATTTGCTTATAACTGCCTATCTCACCGATGAATCTGGAAATATTCTCAGCAGCATCGTTTTCGATCCAAATAAAGTAGAGTTCTTTTATCCTCACGTAAAATCGAAATAGTTATGCTAGTTCGATAGCCATTATTCAAACTGATCGAGGTGAATAGTATGGTTAGACTATTTGAACCAGGTACTGACAACGTTCCAATCGGCAAATATCTTGAAGTTGGCCCTCGAGGTGGAAAGCTTAAGAATCCAAGACAAGCTACCATACGCATATCTGGTCATCGTTTACCACCAGTTAGTGCCAATACTCACAACAAGTGGAAGCATGCTAGCAGGGAAACAGACTAGCGTTCATGATATGACACGGTTTTTAAAAAGCTTTCAATTACACCGGAGCTGTCTTTTCCAGGATCCAAAACATAGCTTTTAATGGAATAGCACCACACCAGTCCTAAAAAATTAAGTTGAATCCAAGACTCAAATACAACTTCGTTTTTTTCGTTACGATATTCTGTAATGTAATGATGAATCATTTTTATCACCTCCCTTATGCTGTCTTCTTTTTGCAGTTATATACTTGAGTTATTCCAATTAATCGAGGTGATAAATGATGGCTTTATTGACTACACCTAAACTTAAGTGTTTCAACTGTGGTAACTCATTTCCTGTTAATTTTCAAAAGGCACTAAGGGCACAAGAAATTCAATGTCCTTATTGTTTTACAAAAGTTGAAGAAAGTTCACTTGATAAGGTTTTTTCTGCTATGGGAGAGATTCAAGATGTCAATGCTGATTTGGTAAAATACCACACTGACGGAAGAGACGAACCATTGTTTCAACTTGAGTTTGAGTCTACGAAAGTAAAGAAACCTTATGCCAATAAATAGCGACCTCTTTAATGTAATATGGTCGGATTTCTTGGGCTTCTGATAGCTTTGTTAAGGCAGTGATTAGTTCTCTCAGCTTTTCTTCACCAAGTTGATTGGCTAAGAACTGTCTTTCTTTTTGCAAATTTAATAACTGTTCATCACCAGCAATTCCCATTATTTTTCCTCCTTTTTTGTAATTAATCAGGAGTTAACCTCACCAACATCAAACAAGATTTTGTAGCCTTTTTTGGTAATTAGTTCATCCGCTGCGATGACTGCCACAGGCTCGCGGTCTTTGTTAATGACGGTGATATTTGAGTAGCGTTTCCCAGCAATTTCGATTTGGGGACACTGCTCTTTTTCTTTTTCCATCAGCTCACCTCCTTATACTGTCTGTTCAGCTTCGATTTGTTTAAAAAATAATTCTATCCACCTTTTAAGTGACATAATTGTCACAAAGGAGGTGAAAATTATGGCTAAGCTATTTGAACCGGGTATTGATAATGTCAAATCCGGTCGATACATTGAAGTGGGACCACGAGGCGGTAAAGTATCTAATCCTCATCACGCAACGATGAAGAACAATACTTCAACATTACCGCCAACTAGTCAGGGAACTCACAACAAGTGGAAAAAGGTTAATTAGCATTTCTAACTAATCTTTCTAACACGACGAGGTCGTTTGCAGATTCTGGATTCAGTAGAATCTTGTCGTCAGAAAAGTAAAAGTTTCTGCCGAACAGGCTCAATTGAATCCAAGATTCAAAAACTGCCTCGTTTTTTTCATTGAAGTACAACGTAATGTGATGACGTAGTAGCTTCATCAGCTCACCTCCTTATGCTGTCTGCTCAACTTTAGGCATGATTCCCTTTGATTCGAGAAAGTCATAAAGGAAACGTTGCCCTTTTTGCGTCCACTTCATGGTGTTGCGTACCTTGTCGATGCCATCACTGTTGGTGTATCCGTAAGGCTCAACGTGTGTGTAGCCTTTATCCTGATACTTGGCATACAGCAACCACGTTTTGCCCTGCTTGTATTGAATGCCCAGTCCGTGCAGCAGCTTATTAAACTCACGCGTTGAGTAGCCGTAGTTCTTAGCGATTACCGATGTTGTTTCCAATCCTGGATTAGCTAACATCTTATCGGTGTAGTCTGCTTTAGGCTGCAGCACTGAAATTTTCTCTGCTTGGTCAGCGGCCAAACGTAATGCTTCTGGCAACGTAGCTGGAACTTGAAATTTAACTTGCTGTTCCATCTCGTTGAACGCCTTAATGTATTGGAGCTTGAAGCCGTCAGCTTTGTGTCCCGTGAAGCCCATTACGATAAATGCAAATCCATCACGATTCATGTAGTACATTGGATTCGACTTGCCATTCGAAGCCGTATATTGCCCTTCTACAAACATGTTTTCTAGTAGAGCTGAATTTTCAGCCGTACTGATTTTGTTTTCAATTGCCTGAACAACATTTTTATGCTGCTTACCAAATGTTTGTGCTACCTGCAAGCTACTGGTGACTGCTTGTTTGTCTTTCATGATTACTAAGTCATTCATGTGGACCATTCCTTTCAGATGTATAATTGAGTTATTCCATAATAGGTGGTGATATTCTATGGCTTTTGTGAACCCTGATTCGTTTGCTAACGCAGTCCTTTCTTCTAGTAAAGATATTAATTTTCTAGAAGATGCTTTAAAGTGTTATGAGGAAGCTTTCAACTTTGCTCAAAAACATAATTCCAAGGAAACATCAAATGTATCCAACGATTCTGATATAACGACAGCTGAACAGACACAACTGTTACGAGATAAAGGACTTATTGATTAGCCAGTGCTAAGGAGTGGGGCCTAAACCTACTCCTTTGTTCTTTGAAACATGGCTGAGGCACTGTAGCTGCGATCCAATGATTCTAAACCGTGTAGAATACTTTTTTCAGAAACTTTGTATTCGTTACCTGAAATACTGATAAGAATCAGAAGCTTTAACAAACGATTATTTTGTCGAAGCTCATTTAAGATCTTTTCGTTTTCATTCATGTGGATCATTCCTTTCTATACTGTCTGCTCAATACGTGCCCGTAACTCAGTAGCAACCTCAGTAGCACCATCGTCCGTGTACAGCCATTGAGAATATGTGCCGGTTGTCGTGTGGCGGATTACCCAGTGCCCATACTTGTTGGCGCCCCCCTTAGGTGCTTTGATATTCAACTGATTGGCAATGCGGCCAACTAGCCCTTTTGAAATACCTAACATATCGCCAATATACTGTGCAGCATAACCACTGTAATCTTGATCATCGAATCGCATATCATGACCAGTGATTAACGTTGCGGCTTCGTTTAGCATGCGTTGCTTGGCATATTCGTCTGACACTTCCATAGCAATGTCGTACAGCGCGGTAGCCTTTCGAGTTTGCTTGTTCGCTTCCATAATTTCTAGCCGCTTAGTCCGTTGTGCTGTCAGCGTGTTATCTGTGCTATACGTGCCAGTCTTGCGGATTGACGGGAGCACGTCGTTAGTTACCCAGTGGCGAAACTCCGTTGCCTTACGGCGGATATCTGCATTTTTGCCTTGACGGCTGGCATCGAAGATGAGATCGTACACGCCAGATTCGTTGATGACTGTCACTGTTTGTTTTCCACCAGGGGTATCTATTTTAGACACCCCTTTGTCCTCCTCATTCACGTGTTCTCTAATAGCCTTTGCAGGTTGCGAATATCCTAAAGTGGCTGCTACGTCATTGCCAACAAAATGTGGTTCATCATCAATCATTACAGTGCGTACTTGATTGCCTTCAAACTTAAATGGTGTCATTTGATTCATGCAGATCATTCCTTTCTATACTGGTTGTTCGATAGGAAACTTCGGATTTTCCGAAGTCGGGTTTAAAAAAATATCGTTTACAGAAACATGCAAAGCTTTTGCCAGTTCATCTAGTCGATCATAGTTAGCCTTTCGTAGTGAATAAACATCACTTTCATAGCTAGAAATCGTCCGTTCAGTAATGCCCGTTTTCCTTGATAGATCAGCCTTTGACATGCCTCTAATTCCTCGCCATTGCGCAAGAGTAAACTTTTCTTCCTTAACCATCGCTTCATCTCCTCTTGTTTACAGTTACTAATATACACTTCGGTTTTTCCGAAGTCAACCAGAAAAATCGGAAAATCCGAAATTATGTTTCGGAAATGCCTTTCGGTTTTTATGAAACAATGCTATAATTAGCTTATAAATTAAGGGAGGGAAATTAAAAATGTTTTCTGATAATCTGAAATACCTGCGAGAGAAAAATAATATGGATCAAATTGAACTTGCTACAAAGTTGGGACGTAAGAGTACCTCCTCAATCAGCGAATGGGAAAAAGGAAAATACCAGCCTAAAGCTGGTGTGCTCTCTGATATTGCACATATCTTTAATGTTAATTTGGACGATCTAATGAACAAAGATTTACGCAATGAGAACGAGACATCATCTTCTAATCCTGATATACTAAGTATTTTCAATCAACTAAATCTAAAACGCCGGCGCACTGTTCTAAAATTTGCTGTTAAACAGTTAGACGAACAAAGACAGGAAAATAAAAACGTCATTACTTTTCCTAACAAGCATAATACAACTACTATTGAGGTCGACGGCGTGCTATCAGCTGGTGTGGGTGAGTTCCTTGATGATTCTACTAAGCCATTCACTGTAACCGTACATAAGCCCGTCCCTAGCGACTATGACTATGCCTTCCAGATAAACGGCCACTCAATGGAGCCAGTTTACCAGGATAAGCAAGTTGTATTTGTTAAAAAGGAAGACGATTACCGTGATGGTCAGATCATTGCCGCGGTTATGGACGGTTGCGCGTATCTGAAAAAACTGTCAGTAGTTGATGGTGAGGCTACGCTGGTATCACTCAACCCACAATATCCTAATATCAAAGTTGATAAGGAATCTGGCGTCAAAGTATTAGGCGTTGTATTCTCATAAGTCCCCTACATGGGGACTTATCTTAGCACTCAAAAATAACATATGTTTGATTAACCGGGTGGTTGATCATAGGTCCGAGTCCTATGTAATCAGTTGATTAAAAAATAATACCGCCAGTCCTCATGATTAGCGGTATTATAACTATATAAGACCAGATACGGAAGTCGGTAAAAGCTGGACCCGTTCTAGGAGAATAATGCTATGGGACTTTTTAAATCTGCTGAAGAAAAGCAAGAACAACAAGAACAAAAAATACAATCATTTCTACATTTGAAGGGTCTGGAATCATTGGACCCAGAAACACATAAGCTGGTTAAAAACATAACAGACGAGTTATATATGAATGGATACTTTAAAGCATTTACTTCGCTTAATATAACCAATGGAGAACGTGCCATGTTAAATGATTTAAACGCCATGGTCGAACAAAATTGGTTACTAATAAAGCAAAACGATATGATTTATTCTCAAAACAGAATTATAGCAAAACTGTTAGAAGATAAACAAAGCCACTAGGGGGGGCACTCACAATGTTTTTATTGCTAACACTCATAGTTATATGGGCAGGCTACAAATTCTTCACACAGTGGATATGGTGGATCATAGGCATCATGCTACTGATTGACGTCTGGAAGATTGTTACGTCATGGCCGGCCTTATTGATCATTGCCGGTACATGCTTCTACTTGCTGTATAAGCGTCACAAGGAAAATATGCCACGTAAGAAAGTTAAACCTACATTGTCGGAACCTGTTAATATGCAGGGAAAACACTTTTAAGTTTAATAAAACGCATAAAAAAAGACTAAAGAGAATAATCCCTTTAGTCTTTTTTGCAGTCGGTCAATTAACCAACATAGTTAGTGTTACCTGTTTCAGTTGAGTTTTGAGGTGCTGCATCAGGCTGAGATACTACCTTATAGTATGCAGTGTAAGCATCACCATACTTAGCATTAGCATTCGCACTCTTAGTGGCATCAGCGTCAAAGGTATAAACATCATGTGTCTTTACACCGTTAACATCAGTCTTAGTTGCACCAACTAACGTATACAATTTACCATTAGTAAACAGATCATTGTTTGATAAGTCAATAGCGTCAGTAGCCTTACCAGTGAATGCCTTTTGTTCAGTAGGTGTCAGTGCAGGATAAGCCTTTGCAGCCAAGTCACTAGCAGCAATTGTTTTGGTATCAGTAGTCTTAGAACCTTCAACTTTAAAGTTGGCCTTAGAAGTTGCAGCCTTAACAACTTGTACCTGTACAGTTTGACCATACTTAACTGAAGTAGTTGTGAATGCAGAAGGAGCAGCTACCATATAACCTTCTGGGGCATTAGCATCAGCAAAATCGTTAAGAGCTTTAACTGAAGAATCTGATAAAGGATCGTCCTTCTTAGCAGCAGCATCAGCAGTTACAAACGACTTAGCATTGCCAACGGTGTTATAGTTACTATCAACATATTTGATAGTAACACTGTTGTTATCAGTTGCCGTTGCAGCAGGCGTATCAGTAGTCAAGCCACCCGCATAAATCCAACCACTAACACCAGAATTATCAGCGGCTACAACGTGGTAGTATAATGATCCTTCTTTAGTCTTAGTAGCAGACTTATCAATAGAGAACTTGGTAGTCTTTGAAACACCGTAAAGGCTAACCTTCTTGGCATTGATATCAGTATTCTTAGGAGCAGTCCAAAGAGTATTCTTTGAAGTATCCTTTAAATAATAATTGTTTAACTGTGAAGGATTAGTAGCCGTAGTTAAAGTATCAGTAGTCTTGATACCACCAGCAAAAGTGCCGGCAGTCTTACCACCGTAGATGTAACCACGGTACTTCTTGTCCATGGTGACGATCTTGTAGTATACGGAACCACGGTTAGTGGTCTTAGTGCCGTATGCGTAGAAAGTGTCGCTAGACTTCTTAGAAGCAGCTAACTTAGCAACTGTCTTCTTAGAAGCAACGACCTTAGCACCCTTAACAGTACCTGGCTTTGAGTAAATAGCATTAGTACCGTTTACCAAAACATTTTGACCCTTAGTAAGGGCGGTATATGAGCCTGCAGTTGCATAGCTCTTAGCACTTGCAGTAGTGGTGGTAACAGCTGAAAGACCAGCTAAACCTAACACTGCAGCGCCTACATAAATAGACTTTGCGAATGATGAACGCATAGATGAAAACCTCCTAATAATTTCTTTTTAGCAAAAACATTATGTAAATGTCCACAATCATTCTTGCTAACGGCAATTATAACATACGTTACTGACTATGCCAAAAGAAAATTTTAAAAAGTTCACAAAAAATTCACATTTGTAAAAAAGTCCATAAAAAAACCCTTCAACAGGTCAGCGGAAGGGAAGAAATCAAGGATTCATCTATGCAAAAACAATTATAACCTATATGTAGTAAAAAAACAATATCAATGAAATATTTGTAACAAAAAAGGACGCCCTGCTTGAAGGAGCGTCCAATCTTCAAAGAAGGAAGAAAACCAACTCTAAAGAAATCTCTTAATGTAGACTAACATCTATTTAATATAATGTCAATAAGAGTGAGCACTCCCCATTTAATTATCTTTTGCTTTTGACTTGACGGGTTACGGTTTTCCATTCAGTTTAGAGGGAGTGACGTTTTGAGCGCAGAATTGTTCCCTGGAAACAGCTATTTGAAATAACTGAACCAGAGTACAATTCTACTACTAAAAGTTTCCCCTTAGTTCGTCGGTCGTTAACGCCCGTCGCTTGTCTGTACAATTGCGGTATTGCTACCACCACTCATTATAAACCTACGTTTTCGGTTTAACCTACTAAAAAACGCCCTAGCAGGCGTTGATGATACGTATTTATTTTTGTTCGAT